GCCCTACGCACGCTATTTAATGGGTCTTGCGCCATCGTACGCGGAACTGTCACCCTCGGGCACCGGTGTGCATATATTGGGTCTGGCAACGATACCCAGGGCAATTAAAACACACCTGAACGGGATTGGGGTCGAGGTGTACGACCGGGCCCGATACCTGACCGTTACCGAACAACCCGTCGACGGGCACGACGTCGCCATGGTCAACATTCAACACATCGTCGACGCCATCGCGGACGATATCGAGGAACTGGCCAAACCGAAGCCGACAGTACACCACGACGCACCCGTCGGGACGACTGACCGGTGGATCGAAACCATCGTACAACGCCGCATCGAGGCAGCCGTCGAGATGGTGACCGCGGCACCCGACGGGACGCGTCACAACACCCGACTCCGTGCCGCTCGTCTGATTGGCGGGTACCTGGAGGCGGCACAGCGGGAGGGCGTGACGGTCCTGACCGACGACGAGGCGATCCGCACCCTGATGGAGGCACGGCCGCCCAGCCAGGGCTCGCAACGATCCGAACGACGCGCCATCGAGGCGGGCATCGCATACGGTCGAAGTGCACCCGTCGAACTACCCAAGCCGTCGGCACCAACACCCAAGACCAGGCGCACCGTCGCCAAGACTGCACCGGTCGAGGATGTCGCACCCGTCGACGAGCCGACGACCGACGACGAGGATGATACCCACCTGACCGACCTGGGGAACGGCAAACGATTGGTGGCCGCGTGCGGCGATCGGCTATGCTATGTTAGTGAATGGAAGCAATGGCTCGTATGGGATGGCACCCGGTGGGCACGGGGTGACGACGCCGGGGTGGTCAAATTAGCGCACGCCGTCGTCTTAGGGATATACAAAACCCTCGCCGACCTCCCGACCCTGGAATTACGCGAGAAGGCGTTCAAATGGGCGCAAGCGTCCGAGTCTGCGATGCGCATCGATGCCATGATAAAAAGCGCTCGGCCCTACCTGACCCGCAGACCCGGCGAGTTCGATACGCACCCGCACCTATTGAACACCGCGAACTGCACCGTCGACCTGCGCACCATGGCGACGCACGCGCACGACCCAGCCGACATGCTGACCCGTGTCGTGCCGGTTCCGTACATCGACGTCCCAATGTCGCCCCGCTGGGTGTCGTTCCTGCGGACCATATTCCAGGAGGACGACGAATTAACAGACTATGTGCAGCGGGCCGTCGGCTACACCCTGACCGGTCAGACCGACGAACACTGTCTATTTTTCTGTTACGGCGACGGTGCCAACGGGAAATCGACATTTATGAGGGCGCTGGAATTAATCGCCGGGGAATATTCCGCGATCGCCAGCGTCGAGGCTTTGCTCGAAAAACGGGGCGACGGGGACGGTGCGACACCCACTATCGCCGGGCTCGTTGGCAAGCGTCTCGCCATGGCGCAAGAAATGCCCGACGGAAAACGATTTGACGAGTCCCTGATTAAATCCATCACCGGCGGCGACGCCATCACCGCACGCGTCCTGTATGGTTCGCCGTTCACATTCCGACCGTCGCACACCCTATGGATAACCGGCAACCATAAACCCCGCATCGTCAGCACTGACGTCGGCATCTGGCGACGAATTCGGATCGTCCCGTTCACTGCAAGCATTCCCGCAGACGCTCGTCGCGATTCGCGGGAGTTCGATGCGCAATTCCTCGAGGACGCGTCGGCAATCCTGCAGTGGGCGGTCTTGGGCGCGTTCCTGTGGTATGAAAACGGAATCGGCACGTGTGCAGCCGTCGACGCGGCAACCCGCGAATACCGCGGCGAGGAGGACCTGGTCGCGCGATTCGTCCAGACCGTGTGCACCGTCGGGCCAGCAATGACCGTACGAAAAGACCGATTATACGCGGCATGGCGAGAGTGGGCGGAGGACGAGGGCGAGCGCAGCGCTACGTACAAATCGCAGCGCTGGCTTATTCAGCAATTGGTCATGAGGAAATTAGCCGGGTACGATCGACTGAGCGTTCGGGGTCTCGGAATTACGGACGATGCGCATCCGGATGCCGACGAGCGACGATACACGCGGGGCCAGATGCGACGTGCCGAGGTATGATGATATGCAATAACGCAATAAATAGGGTCCGTTTTAAGTAACTTTCCCTATATTTTACTTACGTATACACATTTTCGGAAAAAGGGGGTTATTTAATGCGTTATTGCATACCGACAGAATGGGGGGACAGTATGACCGATGACCTGTTCGCAGATAAAAACGAACTGATACGCCACCCTATCAAAAAAATGTGTCTCGCGTGCCGGGAGGAGGTGCGCGTTGGGGTGTGGGTGTGCGCGCACTGTCGGGTCGACCTCGCCGATACGCTGACCGGGATGAACCGCGAGGTGCGGGGACTCGAGGCGGGCTGGCGGGCCCTGCTCGCCGGGTCCGATGATGACACCCAGGCCCGGTTCGTCGCACTGATGGCGGCCGCGTCTGATGCGTACGCACCTGGCGAGAATCGGCACCGGGCGTCGATGATTCTACGATTTAAAAAACGGATCGGGGCGACGATTAACCGACGGGACGGTCTGTCGAAAGTCGCCGGGGCCTGGTCCGCGTGGAATGACCGCACGCACGACCTGCAGACCGTCATGATGTTCACAGCGTTCCGGAGCGAGGGGGTGGAGCCGTGAGTAAATATACGCCACGGTTCCGCCAGCAGCGCGACAGCAACCATGAGACAATCGCGGAGGCACTGCAGTACCACGGGTGCATCGTCGCGGACCTGGCCGAGGCTGGCGGCGGGGTGCCCGATCTGTTGGTCGGGTATCGCGGTATAATTTTTTTGGTTGAGGTCAAAAGCCCGGTCGGCGTGCTCAGCCCTAAGCAACGCTCTTTTTTCGATTCGTGGATCGAGTACCCCGCGCTCGTACTGCGCAGTGTCGACGATGTTCGGCACGTAATGGAGGTACTCCGGGATGCGTACGATATTACGGCAATTGATTGGTCGGTATTGGTACCGCGTGGACGTCGGCGATAGTGGGCGGTGGATGTTCGTCCGCGAGAAGGGCGACGACGAGGACGACGAGGTCGTGACGCGTGGTAGCATGCGCAACCCAACCCGGGCCCGCGTCCTCGAGACGATACGCGACGAGCTGGCAGCGATAGTCGAGGAACTGGGCAACATTTAAATTGACACGCTATACTACAATTGGTATACTACGGTCGGCAACATTATCTGAGGAGTTAGGCAATGTTTGAATCGAATGACGGACGGCAATTTTTGTACAGCGATCAAATGGTGTTGATCGGGAAGCCCGACATCGTCGGGTATGGTTCCGCGGAATTCTATCTGCGGGAAATATCGCGATCGGTCGCGAATAAATTGATTTTGGAAAATCACTACAGTCACAAAATCACCAACCACAGCCGCATACACCTCGGCGTGTATATGTCTGGGGTCCTGGTCGGGGCGTTGCAATTCGGGTATGCTATGAACCCCGCGTCGGGCGCGAACATCGTCCCCGGCACGGCGAACGACGGCTACCTGGAATTAAACCGCATGTGGTTGGATGACGTGGCGCCACGTAACAGCGAATCGATGGCAATATCCTACGCCATCAAATACATCAAAAAACGGGAGCCACAGGTGAAATGGATTCAATCATTCGCCGACGAGCGATGCGGTAAAAACGGGATCGTATACCAGGCCGCTAATTTTCAGTACTACGGGGAGCATTCGTCGATATTTTGGACCCTCGACGGGGTCGTATATCACAATATCATTATGACCCGACGCGCGGAACTGACGCCCGAATGTCGCCATCTGCAGTCAAACCGCGACCGAGCAACCTCGGAAAATTTGCGGCAATTCCGTTATTTATATTTCATCGACAAGCGTCTACAGGCTACATGCAACCTGTCACAAAAACCGTACGAGAAACATTACGATGATGAGGTGGTGGTCGATGTTTGAGTTCATAGCGGGATGCCTGGTCGGGTTCGTGCTGGCGGTGTTGGCGATCGGTGTCGGGATGGCGTCAACGATTGGGGGGCGTCGATGGAAATCATAATATTATTTTGGTACCTGACCTGTTACGGTGACGAATGCCACCTGCAGCCGTTCACCCTGACCCGCGAGGCGGCCGCGATCGTGGCGTGCGAATCCGGGGACGGGCTGAACTTTGGGACGTACAGCCTCTACGCCCGCAGCGCCACCAGCGACGGCGGACTATTCCAATTCAACGACGCAACATACAAGCTGTTACGCGGTCGGACCCACGCCGAGATGGACACCCCGACGGACCAATACACGACGTTCCGCGAACTATGGAACGGCGGGCGAGGGTGGCGGCACTGGCGATCGAGTCAACCGTGCTGGTCGCAATGGATGCGCATCAACGACGAAGGGGTGGCGGTATGGACCCGGTGAGCGACCAGGCCCGAGCGCACGCGATCGTCGACGCACACAAGACCGCGACGCACATCGACGAGCAACAGCTGGAATTCTCGCGGGTGCTCCTGCAGATGCGAGCGCTATACCTACGCAAGAATGCAGCGTACGGGAACGGGGCGATCGGGTCGACTGGCCTGTACGGTATCGCGGTCCGGATGAGCGACAAGGTCCACCGGCTCCTGACCCTGACCCGGTCGGCCAGCGCTGACCCTGGCGACGAGTCGATCACGGACACGCTCCTCGACCTGGCGGTGTATGCAGTGATCGGCGTGGTGTATTTACGGGGAAAGTGGGGCGCTGATGATATTGAATGACTGCGAGATAACACGTCTCGCCAGCGAGGGAATGATCGTACCGTTCGCCGAAGGGGTCGCACGGCCCGGCGTCATCTCGTACGGGGTGACGTCGTTTGGCTACGACATGCGCGTGGCGGATGAGTGGATGGTACGCGAAGTTACTACAGTGCTAGACCCTAAACAGGACGATATCGATTCTTGGTTATCGTGGCACAATGACACGCAGATACTTAAGTAT